TTTTATATGCAATTTTTTAAGAAAGGAAAGGTGAAGAAGATGGACATTGCACAGATGGGAACAGTTCTTGCAATAGTGGTTATCTGCTATTTAGTGGGGCTGTGGGCTAAACAGAGTTCAAAGGTCAAGGATGAAAGTATTCCTGTGATAGTAGGTGTTGCAGGTGGAATCCTTGGAGTAGTAGGAATGTATGTTATCCCTGATTTCCCTGCAAATGATGTACTTAACGCAATAGCAGTGGGAATTGTATCAGGCTTAGCATCAACAGGTGTAAATCAGGCTTATAAACAGTTGAAGGGGTGATAAGAAATGGCAAAAGCAGCAGACATAATTGCAAAGGCAGTGTCACAGATTGGTATGAAAGAGAATCCTGCCAATAGCAACAAGGTCATATATAACACTGAATACTATGGAAGGGAAGTCAGTGGTTCATCATATCCTTGGTGTGTAACATTCGTTTGGTGGGTGTTCAAACAGTGTGGGGCTTCAAATCTATTCTGCAATGGTAAAAAGACAGCTTCTTGCACTTATCTGATGAATGCTATGGCATCACAGAAGGTCACAAGTCCAAAGCCAGGGGATTTGGTCTTATATCAGTTTGATAAAAATGCTGATGCAGACCATATAGGAATATTAGAGAAAATCAATGCTGATGGCACATATCAGGTTATAGAAGGCAATACATCAACATCAAATGATGCCAATGGTGGACAGGTAATGAGAAGAACTAGGAAGAAGTCATTAGTGCTATGCTTCATAAGGCCTGCATACGAGGATTCAGGAAGCACAGGTAAGGATGATGCACTAACAACATTCATCAAGGCTGTTCAGAAGGCTTGTGGTGCTGTGGTAGATGGTATTGCAGGAAGTGAAACAATATCAAAGACAGTGACATTGTCAACAAGGATAAACAGCAGGCATTCTGTGGTAAAGGCAGTTCAAACATATTTGAACTATCTTGGATATAACTGTGGGGCTGTAGATGGAATCATTGGAAGCAAGACAACAGCAGCAATCAAGGCTTTTCAGAAGGCAAATGGATGTGTTGTTGATGGTGAGATAACAGCAAGAAACAAAACTTGGAAGAAATTATTAGGGATGGCATAAGGCTATCCCTTTTTATATGCCCTGAAGGTGGCATTTATACCTTCACAATATGTCCTGTCGCATGACATTTAAACTAGGCTTGCTAGTGGTGAAACCACATATAAAAACAACAGCAAAGAAAGGAATAGATATGGAGTTTTTAAAAGAGTTACTAGGTGCAGAACTTTTCGCACAGGTTGAAAGCAAAATCAATGAACACAATGGCAATGAAGCAAACAAGGATAAGCAGGTGAAAATCGGCAATCTTGGAACAGGTGAGTATGTAGGCAAGGGTAAGTATGATGCCCTTCAAGAGTTGGTGAACAGCAAGGAAACAGAATTGGCATCTGCTAATGACTTAATTGCACAGCTAAAGAAGGCAACCAAGGATGATGAAGGCTTGCAGAAGAAGATTGGTGAGTATGATGTGCAGGTTGCACAACTTCAGGAACAACTTCAGGAAACAAAGCTGAAATCAGCAATCAAAGTTGCCTTGTTAAGTGAAAAGGCAGTTGATGTTGATTATTTAACATTCAAATTGAATGAAAAACTGAAGGAAAAGGGTGAAAGCCTAGAACTTGATGAAAATGACAATATCAAGGGTTGGGATAATCAGTTATCAGGTTTGAAAACACAGTTCCCAACAATGTTTGAAGCATCAGGCACAGGCAAATTGAAGGTGCTTGGTGATAACAAGCTTCCACAGGGTGATGGTGAAAGAAATGCTGTCACTAGGGAAGAGTTTGAAAAGATGGGGTACAAATCAAGGGTTGAACTTAGAGCAAGCAATCCTGAATTGTATTCAGAATTAAGCAATTAAAAGAAAGGAAAGATGAAAAATGGCAGATTTAACAAAAACAACAACTTTAGTAAATGGTGATGTATTTGATCCACAGGTAGTATCAGATATGATCAATGCAAAGGTAGAGAAGAAGGCAGTGATGATGGGCTATGTCAAGGTTGACAACAAGCTTGAAGGCACACCAGGTTCAAAGGTAACTATTCCAAAGTGGGGATATATCGGTGAAGCAAAGGACTATGCAGAAGGTGTTCCAATCGACACAACAAAGATGGCATACACAACAGCAGAGTATGGCATCAAGAAGATTGGTCAGGGTGTTGCCCTTACTGATGAAGCACAGCTTTCAGGTTATGGAAATCCAATGGGAACAGCAACTAATCAGATTGCAATGTCAATTTCAGAGAAGCTTGACAATGACAGAGTAGCAGTATGTTACGATTCACCAAATGTGTGTGATAGATCAACAGCAGTTATCGGCTATACATCAATCGTTGATGGTGTTGATATGTTTAATGAGGAAGAGGACAGCAACAAGGTTGTTCTTATTCACTATAAGCAGAAAACACAGCTTAGAAAAGATCCTGACTTCTTATCTGCTGACAAGTATCAGGCAGGTGTGCTTGCATCAGGTTCAATCGGTAGAATTGCAGGCTGTGATGTAGTTGTATCAAATAAGGTTAAGTTAGTAGAAGGGGTATATCACAACCCTATCATCAAGCTTAACAATGATGCAGAAACAGAGGATGACCTTCCTGCAATCACTTACTTTTTAAAGAGAGGAAACCTTGTAGAGCATCAGAGAGAGCCAGGTGTTGCAGATAACATCATCTGTACTGCACATGGTATGGCAGCACTCACAAATGATGCAAAGGTTGTTATCTTGAAGTGTGCAGCAGCAGCAACAGTGTAAGATAAGGGGGTTGACTTATGAAATGTAAAGTGGTCAACGAGTTTATCGACAAAGAAACTAAAGTATTCAATGAAACAGGTGCAGTGATTGAAGTTTCAGAAGCTAGATATAAAGAGATTGTTAAAAAGGGCAATTATCTTGCGATAGTGGAAGAAGAAAAACCTGCACCAAAGAGCAGAAAGAAAACTGCTGAAAAGTAGGTGATAGAATGATTATTTCAGTTGAGAAATTGAAGGAATTTATCACAACTGACAAATCTGATGAAGTGCTTGAAGTTATGCTTCAGGCACTTGAACAGAATATAAGGAAGTATACAAACAACAGATTTCATCAGAAACCTTTGGTAAGGATTCAAACAGACATCATAGCAGGTGTATTTGTCACAGATGAAGTTGTTCCTTTTAGTGTAGGTGACACAATTCAGGTATCTGTCGGTGACAATGCCACTGATTGTGGGATATACACCATCAAGGAAATTGCCAATGATACATTTTCAGTAAATGAAGATATTGGTGATTATGCAAGGGCATCTGTTACTAAGGTTAAGTATGGTGCAGATGTGAAATTGGGTGTTGTCAATCTAATGAAGTGGGAATTAGACAACAGGGCAAAGGTTGGAATACAATCTGAAACCATTTCAAGGCATTCTGTGACATATTTCAATATGGATGGGGATAATTCCACAATGGGATATCCTAAGTCCTTATTGGGCTTCCTGAAGCCTTATATGAAGGCTAGGTTCTAGGGGGTGTGTATATGATAGGTGGCAATATTAAAGCTATGCTTCAGGTATACACCACCACAAAGAATAAGATTGGTGAACCTGTTGAACAATGGATTGATGTCATAGAATTGACAGGCTTCCTTGATTTATTAACAGGGGATTCCAAACACAACACATACAATGCAAAAATGCAGGAGTCCACACATATCTTCATATGCGATTTTGTCCTTATTCCTGAATTTATAGAGGTAGAAGGGGAAAATGTACCTGTTACCACAGAAAATGCAAGGATGGTGGCAAAATCAAAGCGATATGATGTGTCTGTGATTGACAATCCAATGGAATTGGATGAACAACTTGAAATCTATCTTAAATATACAGGGGGGCAGTGATTATGTCAGTTGAATTTGAAGATTTTTCAATGAACGTAATGTCTGCCCTTGATGGTGCAGGTGTTGCATTCCTGTATGAAGCTTGTGGTGAATTGGAAGCAGAGGTTAAAAGAAATACAAGGGTGGGTTCAGGACAGTTGAAAAATTCTTGGACATATAGAATTGATGAAAACAAAGGTGAAGGTGCAACAGGTTCACCACTTGAAAATGCTATATGGGAAGAATTTGGTACAGGTGAATTTGCCTTGAATGGTGATGGTAGAAAAGGTGGATGGATTTATCGTGATGATAAGGGTAAATTCCACTATACAGAAGGAAAGACACCAAACAGAGCCTTGCACAATGCCTTCACTAAGCTGAAGCCTACTTTGAAGAAAAGGGCTGAACAGGTGATAGGGGGTAAGATGTCATGACAGCAGAAACATTAGATGTCATAAACACTGCTATGGCTGATATGGGAATTGAATATGCCTTTGGAAAGTATAAGGGCAAAAAAGATTCATACTACACAGGGGAATATCAGGAAGTGCCAACAGCATCTGAAGATGGTTCAGAGGAAACAACATTCATCCTGAATGGATTTTCAAGAACATCCCTGTTAGAACTAGAAGAAGCCAAGGCAGAAATCAAAAAGAAATTTCATCCTACAGAAGGATATATGGTCACTACACCAATAGGAAGTGTAGTGGCTATTTTTTATGATCAAAGTTTAGTTATCCCATTAGAGGATGCAGAACTAAAAAGACTACAAATCAATTTAACTATTAAAGAATGGAAGGTGAACTAAATGAAGGAAGGTTTATCAGGAGTAACCACAAATACACCTAAGAACATTATGTTCGGTGCAGGTACAATCCACAGGGGCTTGAAGTACGCAACAGGCACAGGTTGGAATTTTGCTGAGTCCTTAATGGGTGCAACAAATGGTGGTTCAACACTTACAATCACACCTGAGTTTTACAATGTACCTGTAGATGGTGCAAATGTAGCAATCAAGGAACTTGTTAAGAAGGTTGGTGAGGTTGCAAACCTTGCAATCAACTTTGCTGAATTAAAAGAGGATTTAGTCACTTTATCTACAATCGCAGAGGTGCTTGAAACTTCTGAAGATGAAGTGATGAACCTGATTCAGAGCAAGGCAGATATTGCAGAAGGTGATTTCTTAGAGAATATCGCATTTGTAGGTGTGACACTTGAAGGCAAGAAGATCATTGCAATCTTAGAGAATGCACTTTGTACTTCAGGACTTCCACTTGGTGGAACAAACAGAGGGAGTGCAACAGTAAATGCAACATTCACTTGTCACGCATCTATTGAGAAGGGCAACCTTGACACATTGCCTTGGAAGATTTACTACCCAAAGGCTACTGCATAGGGGGGTGTAATGAATGAAGGTTAAAGTTGTAAAGTCATTCATTGACAAGTGTACACAGAAGGTTCACAAGGTGGGTGAAGTGTTTACTTGTGATGAAAAGAGATTCAAAGAGATAGAGAAGGTTGGTCACTTTGTAGAGAAGGTGGCAGAAGATAAGGCTTCACAGAAGGAAGCCACAAAATAGAAAGGTAGGATTTTGATATGAGTGAAACAGCAGTTATGAAACCTTATGAGTTAAGAAAGTTATGTGCAGGGGATATATTCCCTATGACAAAGATTATATCCAAGATAGGCATTAAAGAGTTCAAGGAATGTTTTGATTCTGATGAAGTAAGACAGCTTATTGAGGATATGACAACAAACAAGGAAACATCCAAGGCAGATGTGTCAAAAATAGGAATGACAGTTATGATTGAAATAGCAGGGGTTGTTCTTAATAATCTGTCAGAATGTGAACAGTATATTTATCAGCTTTTATCAGGTCTTTCAGGTATGAAAAAGTCAGATATTCGTGAACTTCCAATGGAAGTGTTTGTTGAGATGATCTATGACGTTATCAAGAAGGATGAGTTCAAGGATTTTGTGAAGGCTGTTTCAAAATTGATAAAATAACCTATTTCAAATTTATGGACTTGCTGTCTAAAAGATATGCAAGTCCTTTTTTGTTGTTAGATAGTTATATTGAAGCAGGTTGCTTTGCTGAATTTATAGATGAATTTGTAAAGCTTCACAATCAGGAACAGGAAGAAAAAACAATGTGGGAAATATGGCTACACAGAAGGCACGATTTATCTTGGGATGAATTTGTCAAGTTGTGTAAGCAACCACCACAAAAACCTGATAAACCTGTGGATTTTGGAACAGCTATCAATGAATCAAAGAATATATTGGATGGTTTTGTACCTGAATAGAAAAGGTGATGCTTATGGAATTGTTCAAGTTATTTGGCAGTATTGCCATTGACAATACCAAAGCTAAACAGGCAATATCAGAAACCACATCAGAAGCAAAAGCATCTGAAAAGGAAGTGTCTGATTCCTTCACAAAGATTGGTGGAGTAGCAGGCAAGATTGCAACAGGGCTAGGAATAGCAGGTGCAGCAATCGGTGGTGCTTTTATTGCCACTATTGAAAGTACAAGAGAATACAGGAAGGAAATGGGCTTGTTAGAATCGGCATTTGCCACAGCAGGTCTTTCTTCCAAAAATGCAAAAGATACCTATACAGAATTGAATGCAGTGTTGGGTGATAGTGGACAGGCAGTGGAAGCTTCACAGCACATTGCACTTCTAGCTGATAATGAAAAGGAATTAAGCACTTGGACAAATATTGCAACAGGTGTATATGCCACATTTGGTGAGAGTCTACCAATAGAAGGACTAACTGAAGCAGCAAACGAAACAGCAAAAACAGGTGTTGTGACAGGTTCACTTGCTGATGCCCTAAATTGGGCTGGTATCAGTGAAGATCAGTTCAATGAAAAGCTTGAAAAATGCACATCAGAGCAGGAAAGACAAGATTTGATTATGAACACCTTGAATGATACCTACAAGAAGGCTTCTGAACAGTACAAAGAAACCAACAAGGATGTTATTGAGTCTGAAAAGGCACAACAGAGGTTGACAGATGCAATGGCAGATTTGGGGGCA